GCTCCAGGGCGAAAATTCGGCTTCTTTGACCGATCCCTTCGTCTCAAGAATGCATGGTGCGGCTCAGTGGGTAAGAAGTTTCAAGCCGAATTCTCCAGACCGAGTTTATCAACAGTATCGGTCGAGCGCGTTCCAGGTCTCGGCGTGTTCGGGACCGCCCTCGATGACGACATGGTCGACGAGCCAGCTTTCGAGCCCCCGGCCCCAAGCCCAAACGTCAATCTCGACCCGGTCCTTCTGCACATCAGCACCGGCGGTGATAAACAAACCCCCCGGCGGCACGACACCGGGTTTCCAGGTCTCGCGGCGGTCGTAGAGCCGCTGCCAGTCGGGCGCCTCACCGGTTTCGACCCAGGATTCGCCAAGGACCGTGTTGCGGAAGGCCTTGATCGCCTCGTCCGAGCCCTGGGCGGCTTCCCAGGCCCGCGCGATGCGCTCCCAGGAGAGCCAGCCGACCGGCGAATAGAGTGCCGACAGATGAAACCCAATGGTCGCCGGATCGTCGGCTTCGGCCGTCGCCCGCCACTCGCCGGTTTCGAGCATCGCCGTCTTGTGGTGTTCGGCGATTGGTTCCTCGCAAGCCTTACAGTGATAGCGCGCCGTCTCCGGCCGGCCCTTCTCCCAGCGCAGACGCTCGAACTGGAGCCACTGCATCTGCCCGCAATGGGGACAGGGCACGAAGTAGCGCCGCTGATCGCTCGCCTCGTACTCCCGCTCGATGCGGGAAAGTCCGCGGATCGTCGGCGTCGAAACCAGAAACACCTTGCGCCGATGAGCGAAGGTCAGCGATCGGGCTTCCGCCAGGGCCACCGGATCGCCCTCGTCGTCGGCCGATGCCGGATAGGCGTCGACCTCGTCGAGGAAGATGTAACGGGCCGGCGTTGAGCGCAGGCCCACGGCCGAGTTCGCGCCAGTCATGATCAGCAGGCCGCCGGCGAACTCCTTCGACAGCATGGTGTTGCCGGAGTCCCGCGAGCGGGCCGGTTTGACGCGCGCGCGAAGCACCGGGCTTTCCTCGATCAGAGGATCGATGCGCTGGCGCGAGTTGCGCTTGGCGAGCTCGACCGTCGGCTGGACCGCGAGCATCGGCCCCGGCGCCTGATGGATGGCGAACCCGATCCAGTTGTTGCCGGCCTCGGTGGCGCCGACCTGGGCCGCCTTCATGAACACCACTCGCCGGCAGGAATGGGCCGGCGACAGCGCATCCATGATCTCCCGCATATAGGGCGTGCGGGCCGTGCGGTAGCGTCCCGGCTCGGCCGAGGCGCGTGCCGCCAGCATGCGGTGCCGGTCGGCCCACTCCGATACGGTCAACAACGGGTCCGGCTCGAGCCCGTCCCGCCAGGCGCCGACCAGATCGTCGAGGCCCTCGAAGGCGAAGGGATCAGCGGAACTCGGGCCGGACGTCGGCGAGCTCGGAGAGATGGGCTCGGACATGGGTCTCCAGGACTTTCTGCATGGCGTGCGCCTCGACACCCAGTTCGGAGGCCATCAACGCCGCCACGCGGCTGGGCCAGTTGACCCAGGCGTCGCGCTCCTGACGCGCCAGCCGGAACACCACGGCCGTCGCCCGTGCCTTGTCGACCACCTCCTCTTTCAGCCGTTGCACCTGAATGCGGGCGCGTTGCGCCTTGGCGATCTCGTGCGCGGTGCGCGCCTGGGTGAAGGTGGCACCGCCTGTCTGAGCGACGGGTTCGACTGTCACTGGGCCGCTCACAGCGCCGGAATCCTCCGGGGGTGCTTCAGCCGCGGTTCGTTTCGAGGGCCGGCGCTTCGCCGGGTCGGTTCCGGCGTCCCATTGGGCATCGGCCGTCTCGGGCTCGATGGTTCCGTCCGGCTCCCTGGAGATCCGCCCCGCCTTGATCGCCTTGAGCACGGCGACGTGGCTGACCCCGCGCCGGCGCGCGTATTCGCGAACGGATACGCCCATGATCGAAACGCCTCGAAAATAGCAATGAAATCATACGATTAATAAGTTGATCGGGACGCGGTTCAACGCCTTCATGTGTCCACACACCATGGAGAACGCGATGCTCGAACCCCGCGACAACACGAAGCCCCTGGACGAGTTCATCGCCCGCAAGGCCGAGATCGACACGAAGCTCGATCGACTGAAAGCGCTCAGCGACGAGCACTTCAACTGGAGCCCCGACGAGATCAACCGGGGCCACGTCGGAACGCTGACCCACTACGCCGAACTTCTGAAACGCATTACCGACGCCGCCTTCCAGGAAGGCGAGTTCGCCGAATAGACGGCTTTCGGCCTTCTCCGGCCCCGTCCGGGCTCCCGGCGGGGCTTGGGATGGTGGAAGAGGCGCGATCGGCGCGCCTCGCTCACCAAAAGAGGGTCCCATGACCAAACTCACCGACACCCAACTCATCGTGCTTTCCGCCGCCGCGGCCCGCGACGACGGTTCCATCCATCCGCTACCCGACAACCTCAAGGGCGGCGCCATCACCAAGGTGATCCACGCGCTCCTCAAGGCGGGCCTGATCGCCGAGGCGGCGCCGAAGGAAGGCGACCCCATCGGACAAACGCCCTTCGCCATCACCCGCCAGGGTCTCGAAGCAATCAACGCCGATCCCGACGAGGGCGCGCAAACCCTGCCCGACGCGCTCGGGAAGCTCACCGTCGCCCAGATCGCCACCGCCATCGGCAACATCACGGGCGAAGCGGTCAGCGCCAAGTCCTTCAACTACAAGGCCAAGGCGCTCGACCGGCTGGCCGCGCTGATGAAGGAGCGCGACCTTGAGGTTCATGACGTGCTTCGGGCGGCCGGCATCGAGGCGCTGACGCCCGATGGCGGGGCGGTTTCCGGTCTCGGTATCGCCGAGCCCTCGCCGTCCCCGAAACCGGCGCGCGAGCCACGCCAAACCAAGCAACAGGTCCTGATCGACATGCTCAAGCGCGAGGGCGGCGCGACCATGGAGCAGATGGTCGAGGCCACCGGCTGGCTGGCGCATACCGTGCGGGGCGCCATCAGCGGCGCACTCCGCAAGAAACTCGGGCTCATCGTCGTCTCCGAGAAAGTCGACGGGCGGAACCGGGTCTACCGGATCGAACAATGACGGAGGCGACGATGGCCACCTACGCCGTGATCATCACTCGCGACGTCACCGAGAGCACGATCATCGAGGTCGAAGCCGGCACCCCGGAAGAGGCCGAGGACCTGGCCTTCGAGAAGCTCTCGAACAGCACCGATACCGAATGGCGGATCGACGACGGCTCCTGGAACCAGGGCGACGCATACGTCACCGCCGTCGATCGCATCGACGAGCGGCGAGGGTAAGCCGATGAAAACCATCAAGGTCAGCGACGCCACCTATCGCGCCATCGCCGACGCCACCCTACCGCCGTTCCGCTTCCGCTCGACTGGTACCCGTCTGCCGGACGGCGACTGGCTCGTTCCGGTCGAAGACGACACCTATGAACGCCTCCAGGTCGTGCGCCTGCCGGGCGAAACCGACGATGACACCCTTCAGAGGCTGCTCCACGTCTATTTCGGCCGGTCTAGCAATTGACCCCCGCCAAACACTGATGCCGCCGTCCTTCCAAGGGCGGCGGTGTCACATTCGGAGGCCTCGCATCCGGACCACCTCGAACAGGCGTCGCAGCAAGTAACTCCGTCCGACCGAGACGACGGTAAAGACGGCTCCGATCAGCAGGTTGTCGGCGAGGCTCGCTTGCAGCCCGAACACTGGGAATACCAGTAGCTGCGTCGTCACGGCGACGCCGTAGCCGACAGCGACATTGGCGATGGCCTCGACAAACGACATGCGGCGGGACTGCCTCACGCGTCGCGCTCCTGGGCGACCTCTTCGAATGCGCGACCGTCGCCATCAAGGGTCGCAATCCGCCCCGTCGCCTCCTGCCAGCGCCTTAGCGCGACATCGACGAAGGCCGGCTGCAGTTCCATGGCGTGGACGCGGCGCCCGAGGCGCTCGCCAGCGATGATCTGCGATCCCGAACCGCTGAACGGCTCGTAACAGACCTCGCCCGGCCGGATGTGCCGGCGCATCGGAATGGCGAATACTTCAATTGGTTTCTGGGTTGGATGCTCGGCGCCCGCCGGGCGGGCATTGCCTTCCCAATCCAGTTCCCAGACGCTGGTCACCGCATGGCTGTTGTCGCCGCTGTGCGGCGGCTTGTGCCCCTGCTTCCAGCCCATCAGGCAGGGCTCGTGCCGCCAGGGGTAATAGCTGTGGGTCGGGATGGCCGCCGGCTTCACCCAGACGATTTGCTGGTGATTGAGGACACCCAGTTCCGACCAGATTTGCTCGATCAGCGCGGCGCGCTTGTGCGCATGCCAGCAGTACCAGGCCGCGTCGTTTCGGCACACCGCGAGCGCCTGGGCGAACACGGCCCGCAGGAATCCCTCGGCGTCCTTGATGTCGACCTCGCGATAGAGGTCGCTCCAGTCGTGCCCGCCGTTGGGACGATCAGCGCCGGTGTAGTCGACCAGGTAGGGCGGATCGGTTGCGAACAACGCCGCCGTCTCGCCGCCCATCAACCGGCTCACGTCGTCGGCGGTGGTGCTGTCGCCGCAAAGAAGGCGATGTTCTCCGAGCAGCCACAGATCGCCCAACCGGGAGATGGGCTTTTCCGGCGGCTCGGGCGCCGCGTCGTCACCGACGTCGCTTTCCGCTCCACCGGCCCCGGCGCCATGATCGCCGAGGAGTTCCGCCAGTTCGCGTTCGGCGAAGCCGAGAATCTCCAAGTCAACACCGTCCTCGTTCAGCTCCTGCAATTCCGCCCGCAGCAGATCCTCGTCCCATCCGGCGTTAAGCGCCAATTGGTTGTCAGCAATACGGAACGCCCGCGCCTGTGCCTCGGTCAGATGTTCGAGCCGGATCACCGGAACCGTGTCGAGGCCCAGGTTTTTGGCGGCAAGCAACCGCCCATGGCCGGCGATCAACACGCCCTTCTCGTCGACTAGACACGGCACGTTGAAACCGAACTCGGCAATCGACGCCGCGATCTGGGCGACCTGGTCATCCGAATGGGTCCGGGCATTGGCGGCATAGGGCAGCAGACGATCAGCCGGCCACTGTTCCACCTGAAGCGGATCATGCGGCATCGGAAATCTCCTTGCCGCGTTCGGCTGCAACGTCATCGTAGGACCGGCCGTCTTCCAAGGTCACCTGCTGGTTCGGGAACAGCTGCCGCCATCGCAGAACGGTGACATCCACATACTCGGGGGCGAGCTCGACGGCGCGCACCCGGCGAGCCGTCCGTTGGCCCGCGACGATGGTGGTGCCAGAACCGCAGAAGGGCTCGTAAACCACGGCGCCTTCGTTGCTGTAGGCCTCCATGACGAAGGCCGGGAGCTTGACCGGAAACACCGCCGGGTGCTCGATCTCCAGGCCACGCGCCTTGTGCCGGGTGATGCGGATCACGCTGTCGGGAATCCGCATCTCCTGCACCGGCTGTTCCGCATGGGTCCATTTGCCGAGCGTTCCGTCCTTCTCGCGTAGTCCGCCCTCGTCCTCATGCAGGACGTGGCCGGCCCACTTGCAGGGCACGATCTTGTTGGCGCGGCGGGATTCGCGGTTGAAGTGGAAGACAAACTCGAAGGCCGGGGCCAGCCGTCCGTTCCAGTCGCCGGGCAGACCGGGACCCTGGTCCCAGACGTACAAGCCGAACCGCCTC